CTTTTAGCTCGATCATCGAGTCGTTGATGAGTTCGATCTTTAAGTCAGTCTCATTCTTAGACTTCACCCACTCTTTTGGGACTAGCTTTTTTATTTCTTTCCAGGCAATATCTTTTGCCATGCGGTAAGTTGGGGCGCAGTAAAAGTAGGTTTCGCCTGGTCTGGAAATCGCCGCTTTAAGTAGTTCGATGCAGGAGAGATATGATTTTCCAAATCTTCGCCCTGCTACAAGAACACGGAAACGTTTTTCACTATTGAAGACCTCTCCCTGTGCCCAACGGAGAGAAAGTGGCTTTGTTTTTACACTCATGTAATACAGAGTACTTGTTTTTTGTACCAATACCCCCTGTGTTTATCGACTATTTTTCAGTTTGCGGGTTATTATTGTTTTATTACTAGATTTTTGCCTGTGACTGAAGCGGTTTTTGGAGAAATAAACGGTCCACTCGTTCCAGTAAATGAGGGAGGGGTCGTTAAGAAAAAGAAGAATCCTGGTAGATCTGCGGCGTTGGTTGTGAAGGCTAGGCAGCACAGGCTTTATAAGAGGCAGTTAGAAGGATTGACCGTTAGGCAGTTGGTTTTGGATCACGCTGCTAAGGAAGGAGTTTGTGAACAGACTGCTTGGTTTGACTGGAGGCAGGTTAATGCGTGGAATGAGGAAGATTGGCAAAAGGATCGGGAAAATATGATTTCAAGGTTGCAGAGTATGAGGGTCAAGTTGTTTGAAAAAGCTGTGAGGAAGGGGCAGCTTCAGACTGCGGCTCAGATTTTAGATTCTCTTGGGAAGGTTGTTGGGGAGAGTGTAGAGACTGTGCATATTAACGCTCCAGAATTATCCATTAAGGTTGAGCCTAAAATTGGATGAGGCGGTTGTTGGATAAGATTGGGGGTTTGTTTGTCTATAGATCTCCTAAACCTCTTCAGGGATACTACAATATGTTACTACAGTTACCTTCGAAAAAGCTGAGAGTCCTTGCGGGAACTAAGGCCCATTGTAAAAAGACTAAATTGGTTGATATGATCTTGACAAATACGAAACGCTAATGTAGTATATAGAGGTAGTACATAAGAGCTTCTTTTTGAATGTATCAGTAAGTTCCCTGTAGCCCTCTTAGATTTTTTATTATTCTGCTACCCTTCCCCCAGGCAATAGCTAGACAATAAAAAACCCTCTCCGATTTGAAGAGGGTAACTGTTGGAGCTGGAAGACTTAAGCAGTTCTGATTCTAAAAGAAATAGCTGAAGCAACTTTTTTAAGATCACTCCAGGTTTCTCTACAATCTGCTTTTCCTTTTTCTGTTGCGAGTTGGTTTGCTCTGTTCAAAACATCTGACCAGTCCTTAAGAGATACTGATTCAACTTTGTCTTGTAGCATTGCAGCCTTGCCGCTTAGTTGATCTTTGTCAGCTTGTAGCTGGTAGATCTGAGCCAATAACACATCCTTAGTTAATCTCTTTGCCTTAACAAAATTTGCATCTGTAGGAGACAAAGAAGAGAGACGAGGGAAAGAAGTCATTTTATTTGGTAAGCAGTTGATAAAATTTTTCTGCTTATTTGTATTATAAAAAAGATTTTCTATTGTGCTACAAATAGATACTACAATATTGATAAAACTTAACATAAAAAATTAACCTGTATCACAGTAGTAATTATTAAAACTAACAGTAGTAAAACTCTACAGCTAACGAAAAACGAGCCAGAGAAAAGAGCTTTACAACGAGATACAGGAAAAGAAACAAAAAAGAGTCAGGATAACTCCCAACTCTTCTATAAGATCAATTTCCTATTTAGGTAAATCTTTCATTAAGCATATTCAAAAGAGTATGAAAAATAAAGTCGATTTCCTCATACTGTCTCGCAGTTGCGAGCTGGCTTAAGTTGCTACTATCTGCCATGTATGAGTCATCATTAAAGTCTGAGCGACTTGGAATATCTGAGAGCCATTGGAACAAACTAGAGGTAGAAATGTCTACACATCCATCAATTATTTCGTGAGAATAATTGTCTAGATATTGCTCTAGTTGGTCCAGACCTTCACTCATTTCATAATCTAAACAAGTGAAGCAAATCTCCTTAATAATTGAATATCTCCAATCGTTAGGAAATTCATCATTGTGACATTCTCTAATAACCGTTTGTAATTGGTCCCTTAAATCTGGATCAATTTCATTAGACAAATAAAAGTATTCCTCTTTATTGTCCCTAGTTCCCTTTAATAGAGAATTGTCTAAGTACTGGATGACTTCAGTTAACGAGCCAAAAGAGAAAAACTTTCCTCCTTTGCCTGTTCTTTTCCAGTTCTGTAAGTTTGTCATGCTTGGGTGTAGCGATCTAACAATACTACAATACCATATAACAGACAGAACGCAATAAAAAACTTTTCTCAGATTCTCACTGAGAAAAATTTTGTGCTTTTATCATTTTTGTGCTACATTGTGGGAGTCATCCAAATATACCAAATTATGACACCTAGAGACATCCAAAAACTTTTCGAGACTCTCAACGTTTTAGACACTGACACTTTGACCCTTTATCAAAGACAGTTAGATTTTGCAGAGTCACTCCTTGAAAGTGATAAAACAAATGTTGAATTTCAAAAGTTTCAAATTGAACTCAACAAAAGTCTTTTTGCAGCATTAGCTCAACAAGAACAAAACAACAAAGTATTTTTTGACTCTCTAAAATTTCTTGCCGATAGGTTAGAAAAATTAGACGGCAGTCAACTCAACATCTCAAAAGTTCAGGATTAAAAAATGAGATACCGACCAAACGCTCCTGTAGTTTCTCAAATTAAGCATGCAGTCGATTGTGGTTACACAATCCACTGGGCTAATGAAAGCTACAAAGTAGTTAAGGATTCACTAGGACAATATCTGATTAAACATGAATCAGGTCATTGCATAGGCTTAACTCACAAAGACGGAAAAACCCTAAACGGTAAAGACTGGCAATTTTTTAGGGCAGATTTGCCGAGGTGGTATTCGTGAATAAAGAAGACTCTCTCTCATTTATTAGAAGTGAACTAACTAAGACACTTCTAGATGATCAAAAAAGATTATCAAAAGAGGAAATACTAGAAATAGTTATTTCCTCAGGCCGTTCTCAAGCTTCAGCGTATAGAGACTGGACCGAAGTAGAAAATGAGCCAGCAACAGATTGGGATGACATCAGAAGTATTAGAAAACTTTCAAAAAATGGCTGCGACAATGAATTAATTTTTGAAGCTTTCAGAAAAGCAATTCCACTCTATCAAGATCAAAACAAACATCTTGAAGCTTGCCAACTCGCAGCCCAATTCGCAACCACCAAAAAACAACTAAGGAGTTTCTAACAATGGAAAGAACTTATCAAGTCACTTATCTTTGTGATTCATACGATCCAAATCCAATAGTCAAAACTTTTGACGAGTGGTATGAAATGCAAGACTGGATCACTGAGGAAGTAGAAAACAGAGTTCAATTTTTTGTAGATCATTCTCCATATATGGTCACAGAAAAGGAAAGAACAAATCAGGAACAACTTGAGTACTCACTAATTCAAATCAAAGAGGTTTAAAAATGTCTTATCAATCCGCACTGCAAACGCTCCAATGGTCTTCACATATTGACCTAGAAAATGGAGTAATCCATGAAGACTGTCTAGACTTTGAACCTTCACAAGACTTGATTAATCGAATTAAAAAAGACTGGAAAAAGTTCAAAGAACAAACACTAGAAATCGGATTCAATCCAATAGAACACAGAAAAACTATTTTTGATTCTCACAGTTCTCAATATATATGGGACTGTGTAGCCCATGATTTTATTCTCACTCGCAATGGACACGGGGCTGGTTTTTGGGATGGGGACTGGCACGAGCCAATGGCAACCAAACTCACAGAACTTTGTAAAAAATTTGGAGAGATTGATATATATCTTTCCGACGAAAATCTATTGGAGGCTTATTGATGGACCCTAGAGAAAAACAGTTCTTAGAATCCCTGGAGGCTTACGAGCCAACAGGGGAGGAACTTGAGCAAATGAGACTAGATCTTGAGGCTCAAGACTATTACAACTCAGCATTAACTCCAGCTCAAAGGAACACGCTCCACAGATGAAAACAGTGCAAATTTATTACTCCGATTCTAGGGCTTGCGTCGATATGACCAAGCCCGAAAATTTTCATACAAAATTCGAGCCAGGATTTTATTGGGAGCTTGAAACTTCACCCTGGGAAATGGAGGAAATTCAAGGACTAATACGAGCCAGGGGCTATGAATGGCAAATTTCCCGTATGAATGGCCCTTTTCCTACTAGGAATCACGCAATGAATGACATAAACTACAAATTTAATCATCTAAGTCTAACGATCCCAAATATTGACTGAAACGCTCCAGATAATTCTGTTGATGTTGTTTTAGCTGTATATCATTCAAAAATTTAACATCAGGTTCACCCGATCTTCTAGCACATACAACCACAGCTCCTTTGGGTTGAATGTTAGTAAGGCGGGTTAATCCTAGTGAGTACGCTCCAAGCTGATCCTTGTAGCTTTCATACATTTCTTCCGTTCTTTTATTCTGGCTTGTTTTCCAATCAACTATGAATGGTCCTTCACCTTGAATGTCCACCATGCAATCACACGTTCCAGCAAATCCATGAATGGGATTTTTACCATTATGAATGGCACTTGGAGTGTAATGAATGGAAAATTCAACTGCATGAATGGCAGTAACATTAGCTTCTATAAAAGTCCGTAGACCTCTGGCGTAGCCACTAGCGGAGAAGTTAACTTTAGGGGCATTTTTGATTGCTTTTTGCATTGCCCATGCCGTGATTTTTGAAGGGGCACGTTCCAGGCAATCGCCTCCAGTGGTCCAAACTCCTCGCTTATTCGCTGTTTGTCTTGCCAGTTTTGCCGTTGTTTTGAGGATATATTCGGCATGATTATGTGCGTACGTTCCTCGTTGGGCGGCAAGATCACGTTCAGCAGGGCTGTTAGGGCGTGATAGCCAACGTTCCAGGGCATCTTTCTGTTCTTTGGGAGCTGTTTGATTAAGGATATGGGTAACTGAGCTGTATATCTTGCCATCGTTATCTCTATATACACGGTGCGGATATACTGTGTTGGAGTCATCACGCTCCAGTTGCCATTTCCTTAGACCTGCCAATGCATTTTGAGTGTCCAAGGTAACATTAGTAGGCATTAAGATACACGTTCCCATAATTAGTTTACCATAAAATAGCTAATCGTCATCGTCAGAGGACCATTCAATTATTTCTCCCACACTGGTTATGGCTGACTCGACAGTGTTTGTACTATCTACCATTTTTTCTAGCTCAGAGGCTATTGGAGCCAAATTGATTAGGTATTCCAGTTGTTCGCATAAGTGACCCATTCCAGTAATGCCCACTTCCTGCGGTCCATTACCCACTGTTGGTAGTCTCTCGTCAATACTCTCAAGAGAGGTGGCTATTCTCTCCATAAATGAAAGAAGTTTATCTGTTTGATCTCTGTCCATAACTTTGTATATAAGAAAAATAAAGGGGCCGATGAATGGCCCCTAAGTAATTAAGCAGTTGGTTGTTTGAATGGGTCCGTTCCATCAATAAGACGGTATATATCGAAGCCACCTTCTTTAGCCTGTTGCCATGCCTCATCCTTATCTTGTTTAGCGTTCTTTCTTTGAGGAACACAGATAAGAGAGTATTTGGTGTCTTTCTTAACGCCTGTCCTACTAAGAGAGAAGTCAAAAGCAAGAAGATCATCTCTATAATCTTCCATTTGAGCAATCTGATCTAACTGTGTAATCAGAGTCTTTTGACTGAACTGGAGAACTTGAACTCTTCCAGCATCGTAGTTATATATCGCAATTGCAATAGCTAACTTTGCAGGATCGGGAGCAGTGCCATCGAAGTTCAATCTTCTGGTAGCTTCAGTGCCCATTGCTTCAGATATATCTTCTGGAGTTGGATCTCCTTCAAATCTGTATGGGCGAGATTTTGTAGGGTCTTCAGTTAGAGATCCCCAAACCTCGAAGAAATCAATGGGATTTTCTTGTAATAAACAGAAACGTACTGAGTCACCATCCTCCAATTTGGATGGATTCAGATAGTTGTCTGTAGAGTTGGAAGACTTACTACCTTCCTCTCTAGCTCTGTCGGATAAAAATGACATAAAGAGTGCTAAGTGGGCTATGCCCTGAGTGCTCTGTAAATGTAGCATAATGACAGAGCCTTGTCTATAAGGTATAATGAAAAAACCCCTAGGGCTGGAGAGGCCGAAGGGGTTAAAAATTAAGTTTCTACAAGGGAATTGTATCACATGAGCAAGCTAAAAGCACTGTTAAGTTTCATTGAAAATTGTCCGTCTGAATGGTCTACGTGCCCGATATATAAAGAGGGAACCACACTCCCTAATGGTGATGCAGCTACAGGGAAAGTTCCTCACTTCGAGGCTAGTAAGGCAGGTGCAAAGTGGTCCCCTTCAAGATCAGCTCTATGTATTGAACAGAATCCAGATACGTTCCAGGCATTTGGTGTTTTTACTGGTGTTAAGAGTGCTGGATTGTGCATATTTGATGTTGATTACAATCTCGGAGCGATTCAAAAGAAGTGGGGTAAAGATTTAACTGGACCTAGAGTTACGTCTAACAAGAAAAACGCTGCTAAATACCTCTTCATTGTCCCTGAAGAGGATCGTTTACATGTAAGGGATATATCGCATACGGCTGCGGATAAAGAGGGTTATGAGGTCTTGTGGGGAAGGCAAGGTGTTTTATTTGGTGCTTATGGTGGTCACGCTCCAACTAAAACTCCTCCTGGGGAATACAAGTTTGAGGGGGATATAAATCAAATACCTGTTGCTCCAACTTGGTTACTTGAGAGGATGAGGGAGCAATA